CAGCAAGTCTAACTATCTGAACGAACCAATGTCCTCCCAACAACTTCTCGTCATGGAGACGCGCTCCCTGAACAACAAGTTGCTGCGTGAGAGTGGGACTCTCGGAGAAGATCCAGCGTATAACAGAGCGGGCTTTCTTCGAACCGAGAACGAAGTTGACAGGCTGGCGAACCCACCACTTGTCTAAGTACCAACACACTGCTTGCTTGATAATCGCATCTCTCCATCCACGTTCTTGCGTAAGATCAAACATCTTCTTAACGCTGTTGCGAGCAACGATGTCAATCTTAGTCTTAAAATAATCGACGTAAGAAAGGGAAGCCTTGACGATCGATCTATCGTCCCATCCGGCGGAGTAGAGACACGGAGCAATCTCAGTAACGAAATCGCCTAAGCATGCGTCTGTCACTTCCTCATTGCCAAGGGGCTGGTACTCACGTAACCAGTCATAAGTCTTCTTAATCGAAGCGAATGTGAAGAGTCTTGCGGCACCAGTTGTCGGTGTGAAGTTAAGCCAAGGGCGAGGCTTTCCAAGGGAAGGGACAGTTCGTAACATGTCAATTTGGTCAAAAACCGGGGTGCCGCGAAAAACTTCGAGATGTTCAAGACATTTACACCAGACCAACTCCAGCTGTTCCATAGTCGAACCTTGAGGAAGATTATCTTCGAAGAACTCTCTGCAGAATTGACGTTCCAGAGCAGGAAGATTGCCATACTTAGCGTAGGTATATTGAGAGATCGCAATTGAGCTGAGGGGGTTGCTCTGCAATTCGTCTTCACAAACGCAAAGTTCGACGGGCATATTGCATTTGCACAAAGCAACGGTGTTCATCTTGGCAATAGATTGCATATAGTTGGTCTGCTTGGTAATGTGTGAGGTGTAGTAGACATGAAGCCACTCAAGAAGCTGAGCGTAGTTGTCAAACATGTGAGTCTCCTTGTACACAGCATTAACAGCATCGAGCTGGTGAACCTCTGCGATCGAGAAACGCCAACAATCCGGGTAGTTCCCAGCGGGAACCTTTGAGGGATCGAGACGAGTTGTGCCTGGAACAACAAATGCGTCCTTTACAATGGGCGTGATGCGAACAGGAATCCTTCGTAGAACAGCGTTAGTGTTGTTGTAGTTATGTTGAACATTCAAGTCCGCAACATTCGATGTAATACCAACACACTCTGAGAGAACAGGGACCTTACCCTTATCGCTAAC